TTTATTAGTTTTTTTGTTAATTTTTTCATTTTAAAGCTCCATCTTTCCAAAAAGACGTTCTTATACAGTCTAGATGTTATCCAGCCATTGCCAGTGGTGCTGATTAAAATTTCCATCATTTCGCGCCCATCTTGTAAATAAGTTTTTACAAAAATCCCCTTGTCTCCTGTAAACAAATTTAAAATATTTGAGCCTTTTGTTATTGTTTTTAATTCTTGATTATTCATTTTTTAAAACTCCATTTTTTGTTTATCTAATGCGTTATTACTTTAGATGAGTACATTATACAACAATTCTTACATAAGTCAAGCATTTATTTAATTATTTTTGAAAATAAGTTAATTAATGTGATTTGGTGGCTTGCAACTTAGCAAACCACCATGTTTTTTTTCTAAGCCACCAAGCCCTTGGGACTTTTTAACTTTTTGGATTGTATTGTTTGGCACTTCTAACAACTGGCTCTTGCAAGATGAGAGAAATAGCCCTCATCTTTTTTTGATGATCTTTTTCTGCTTTATTGACAGCAGTATCTATGATATGCCAAAGCCTCATTAATTTTTCTTTGTCATTAATAGAATTATTGTTGCTAATGACATTAAGCAATTGTCCCAAACCTTGTTGAATTGACATTTCCTCGATTTCATTGTTATTCTCGTCTACCATTTTGAAACTCCATTTTTTGTTTATCTAATGCGTTATTGCTTTAGATGAGTACATTATACAACAATTCTTACATAAGTCAAGCATTTATTTAATTATTTTTGAAAATACATTAAATAATGTGTTTTTTTTATAAAATATAAGAATCCATTTGGTAATTGTAAACAAGAAAATGAAATATGCCGCCATTTGTTCCTGAGTGCGGCCCTGGCGGGCCGTTTGTTGCTTCTGCAGTAATAGAAAATGATCTGATTTCGCCCTGTGTTGTGATGTCTCTAATTGCTTGCATTTCAACGCTACTTCTGCCTGAGCCTCTGATATTTAAATCAACGCTAAGCGTGCCATCAGTTGCCAAGTCTAGCCAAAATGGTACTTCTGAGCCGTCGTACATTGCTAAATTATCAAATGTAATAGCTTTATTATTGCTCGAGTCTTCGTTTTGAAAATAATCAGATAAATCAAAGCTTCCTTTTGATGCCTCTTCAACATGTCCAATTATTTTATGACGATCATTTTGCAAAGCATCGTACGCGTCATTCTTGATAATATTGGGATTTGTGTAATCAAAAACGGGTGCTGTGTAAGTTGCTTTTGCTTCTATTGTAAGATTGACATAAACAACTACCTCACCGCCGTTGCCATCATTTACAGACATCTTAATTTTCCCGTTTTTCGTATTAGAATTATAGTCGCTAGGGCTTTCCATGCGGATTGGAAAAGGAACGCTAATTTGACCATGATCACTTAGTTTTAGCCAGTTTCTATACCTTGAAGATCCTTCAAATTCATAAGTCAAAATGTCGCCATCAGCATCGCTAAAATAGCTAGTTAGATCGTACGAATCCACACGCCCTTCTGTAAAATCTAAACGAATGACATCTGGCCCACGCACTGGGGCTGAATTGCTTCCGTCACCCACAATCTCTTTTTGATATTCCTCTTTTTCATATTCTGTGTTGTCGTAAGTTGTTATTTTGAAATCATCAGAAGCATAAGCAATGCCATCAGATGCGGTAACTCGCACATTTAGCGAGTTGAGCACTGTGGGTTTGCCGCTAAATGTTCTGGTGATGGGGTCAAATACAAGCCAAGCAGGCAGAGCACCCCCACTCTCTAGGGTGGCTGTGTAAGTGAGGGCGTCGCCATCAGGATCATTAAAAGCATTTTCAGAAAATTGGAAACTGAAATCTGCGTTCAATAAAGCATTTTGATTGAAAATAAGATTAACAAGAATTGGTGCGTTATTTAAATCGGGCTCAGGTTGTGGCTCAGGTTGTGGGTTAGGTTGTGGGTTAGGTTGTGGCTCAGGTTGTGGCTCAGGTTGTGGGTTAGGTTGTGGGTTAGGTTGTGGCTCAGGTTGTGGGTTAGGTTCAACAGGGTTAGAAGGGTTAGCAGAAGCGCCATCATTTGTGTTTTTTGGCTTGTTTGTGGCTTCGGGTTTGCTTCGTAAAGCACTTTCATAATCAAACAATCCATTGTTTTCGTCTCCACCACCACCACCCATTAATGCCAAAGGCAAGGCAAAAAATGGATTAAATGCAAACGCTTCATCTGAAGGCTCTATGCAATAATAATAGTCATTATCTGTGCTGAATAGTGCAATATTGCAAGATAATTGAGTCTCATAAATAATATAAAAGTCAACAAATATTATAATTTTGCTGTTAGGCAAATAGATATATAAGTCATCATCTATGTTCTTGATGTCTAACTTATCTAGCTCATCTAATGTAAGCATTTCGTTCTCATTTAGATTGAGTATATACGTGACTCCTTCTTTTGTGTATACACGCTTTGAGCCTTGGAAATTTGTTTCTATAACTATTTTGTCGTTTAATTCATTAACTTTTTTTAATTCTTTTACAGACGATTTATGTATTTTGCTCATATTGTTTCTCCTTTTTTGAGTTGTTTATAAGTCTTTCTAGTGCATTTTTTCAATTCTTTTGTTCCACAATATTTAGTGCCTTCTCTCTCATAAATACTTTTTTTATGATATTGGTATTCTGTAGCAGTGCCTATTTTTTTTGTTTCAGCGCGCTTTCTGAGTATTTTTGCTTTTTTTCCGTTCATTTTTTTAACTCCTTATTTTTTTGATTATTAACACTTTAAAACTCTTGCTAAAAGTCGCCAGTGGCCGTGTTTATCTGCGTACATTGAGCGATAAAAATTTGACGATTGTTTGGCGAATATCGGCGCTTTAAGCGCTGATAAAGTCGTAGCACCTTCCAAAATTTTGTCTTTAATTACGTAATTAGACCTTTTCAATTTAATTGATAATTGCCTGATGGTGTAGTATTTTCCATCGATTAAATGCTTTTTATATCGTTGTCTTTTCATTTTGAAACTCCTTATTTTTTGAAAATCCAACAGTGCAACACTTTTCCCAAGATTGCGCTGCCGATCTTTTTTTGTTTTAAAAACTTGTAACGTTTTGAATTTACCAACAATGCTTTCATTGCATCAACATCAATCTGTTGCCTGTTTTCTTCCGCTATTTTTTTAAAAAGTGGTAGATTAATAGCGATTAAATCAGGGTCTTTTGAGTGATTAATGAGTTGTTCTGTTGCTGCATAACCCAAAATTGCATCTGTATCACTAGCGCCAATTTTTTCATTAAAAGTCTCGTAAATTTCCCAGAATCTGTTCACTAAAGCAGAATCTGATTGACAAGCAATCTGTCGCTTCTCAGCTAAATTAACAATAAAATTGAGCCAATTTTTCAAGCGAAGAGCGTCAAATTCTGGCACGATTAATTGCAAACATTTACCAAACGCCATTAATTGCGCATGATTTTCAGCGATGCGTGCATCAAATATCTTGTTGCTTTTAAATAAAAACTGCTTATATTTTTTAAACCAAGTGCTGTAAGTATCCATTATTACTTTTTCTTGACTCAAAGCTGCGTGCAAAAAATGGATGACTTGCTCGCCGTTTAATCGCTTTAAGCGATTAGCTGCGGCCAAACCTTCATTAGAAAAATCGGCTTTAGTTGCAATGCACTGTACAATTCTGCTTAAAATTTGTGGCTCGCCTTCGATTTGTGCGTTTTGGCTGATGACTAATGTACCCAAAAATGGCACGTTATCAATATCAATGCCGTTATTTCTGATGCCGCGCCCGTAGGGGCTCTGACCTCTAAACATGGTTTTTATTTGATCCATCGAGAATTTTTTTTGACGATGACCATCTGCTGCGCGATCGCCTTCTAGCAAAACAGCTGGAATATTTGAGGCTTGCATTAAGTAGCGAGCTAATGATGTTTTTGTGTGTTTTTCGGGGTCTTCTCCTTCAAAACCATCACGACCAATCAGCTTCCACAAAAATTCAATAATTGTTGATTTTCCAGAGTGTGCAACGCCCGTGTATTCGAAAAATGGGATTGTGCCTTGGTTGTCTTTTTCTCTTATTTGCGATGCAAAAAGACTCATTAGCCAAAACGCCAAGCCCGTTAGTGCTGTGTTGCCGCCTGCCAGAAAAAAATCATCGAACCAGGGCGATTTTTTGTCATCAGGGTTTGGAATTTTCCAACCAATAAATGTTGTTTTGAGTGAAAAATTGCCCATATTTAAATAATCGTGCTTGTTGGTTTTGACCAAGCGCCCGTCTTTATAACCAAAATTTTCAAAAACATAAGCCTTGTGAATAGGGCTATAGCCCATGTGTCGTATAGTTTCAATCGTGGGTTTGCGATTGACAAACCAACCGTCTAAAATTTGACGCATGTCTTTGCCTTCGCCGCTGAAGGTAGACTGCCCCACTCGTTTTAAAAGTGCTAGATTAAAAGAATTAGCGTCAACAATCATATTAGAATCAAACGCTACTTTTTTATGCTTTTTAACATCGAGCATGGCGATGTCAAAATAATAAGAGTAAGTTTGATCAACATTATCAATTTGCGTGTAAAGCAGTTGAGCAGTTGCGGTTGATATTCGCACACTTCGAACAAGCGTCTTTATAACATTTACAGCCTCAAAATATTGATTATTTTCAATGAAATCATTTAAAGATTTGGTGTCCTCTGAATCTTTGATTATTTTGCAATTAAAATAGCAATGATTAAATGTTAAAACTTTAAGCATTGGCACGAACAATTTAGCCACTTTCGCTTTTATGATTAACCATGCCATTTTTTCAGCAACAGATTGAGCGACTAAAATTTGACCACGCCACCAATATTTTTTTAATAAATCATCTGTGAGCATTTTTGAACGATATAAATCGTTCCAATCTTTTGTGTCACTTGGATAATAAACCTCAACTTTTTCATTCATTTTACGAAGTATTGACGTCCATTTTTTGGCAGCAACACTGCCAGCATCGCCAAAATCTAACATTAAACACCAAGTGATATTTTTTCCCTTGTATTTTTCAATCAATTTTTTTGGAAAATTGCTAGTGCTCATAGCACTAGCGACCTTGTGCTTGAAAGCAAGCATGATAGCGATCGCGTCAAAAATGCCTTCTGTGATATAAACCTTATCATTTTTGCAAATGCGCTGCGTTGGTGGTTGCCAAGATTCGCCCTTGTACGTTCCGCCTTTTTTGAAATGCGCTTTATGAGTAAACAAATGCGCATCAATAATGCGCTCCCAAAACGTATCCCCAATTTGAAATCGCACCGTGGCGGATTGCGTATTGCCGTAGCCAAAAGTTTCTTGTGTGTACCAATTTTTTGGGATCGTTAATTGTCGCTCAGACTCAAGATACATTTCTGCCGCCGCTTTGGGCTCATTGCCAGCCATTTTAGTAATAGATTCTTCAGTCGATATGCCAGCTCTATTGCCCAGTTGTTTCATTGCACTTACAAAATCTAAGTTTTGAGTTTGCTTGACAAACTCAACGACATCACCCTTGGCATCGCATTTAAAGCATTTATAATAATCATCATTAACACTAAATGCCCCAGTGCCATTATCTCAAAACGGGCACTTGCCTCTTTTTGCCTTCAGCGTGATGCCGAAATCAGCGACTACGTCTTTTAAAGAGTTGCTTTTTTTGATTTGCTCAATGCGTTGTGTGTTCATACTTTTACTCTGAAACTGAAATATGCACCCAGCATTCCTGATGATAAATAAGCCACAATCATCATCACATTGCCTGCCCAAACTGCTTTTATGCCAATTGCCACGCTGATTAACCAAGTTGCTTGAATTAAAAATGTGATAAAAACAGTGTTTAAAGCGTTTTCAGTGATAATCACTCGAACATTGAGATGCTTAAAAAAAACAAGGGCGAATTGAGAGCCGCACATTAATATAAGCAAGCTAAGATCATTCACTATTTTTTCCCAATTCTGCTCTTACTTTTATCATATTCACCATCCAGGTTCTGTTGTCTTTGGTGCGTGTTTTTGCTTGCCCAATTTTTCGGCAAGGAATTTTTTTGTTAGAACAAAGTTCATTTACTTTTTTATTTGAAAATCCAAAAGCCAAGGCGTAAATATTGGCCTTGACCTCTGGCAAATTCTTAACCATATTAATTGCTTCTGATTCCTTCATTTTTTTACCTCTGTAATTTCATTGTCTTTTCTGACTTGTTCAAATAAAAGTCTAACTTTTTCCGTTTCTTCTGCACTAATTTGAATACTCAAAGCCAAACAGTTAGTAGATATAGAACTGGGCGTTAAGGCAATTGAGTGATGTTTATTGAACACATCAACAATGACCAATGCGTCATCCTCATATTTTTCTAATGCTTTAATTAAGTCTTTTTTTGTCATAATTTATCCTTTTTTTTGACTACTTAAATGCTTAACACGTAATCGCGTTGGATGAGCAAGACTTGAAAAACCAAACTCCTTTCTTGCGTGCGCTTCTAATAGATCTCTAACAACTTTTAGAACTGCGTCAGTGTCTGTAGCAGAAACTAACTCTACATCAAATACTATCAATAAGTTATGAGCTTCGTTAGCCACATTACTCACGCTGGGGACTTTTCTAAATAATCTATCACAGCTTGATTTTTTAAAGGGAATGTAATTACCTTCTCTTTTGTCTCTGTGTTTATTTCTAAATAATCTATTACGTCTTGATTTTTTAAAGGGAATTTTACAAGGTCGGAACTGCTGTAGAATTTGGCTCGATATTTTTGTAAAAAAATTCTTTTGGGTATCAAACTCCATTCTTTTGTGCGCCGATTTTTAATGCCCACAAGTGTTGAATTTTTGTAATAACCGCAGAAATTAAATATTTTTCCAGTAATTTTGCTCACGACCCATTCGCCGCCACTCAATGTTCTTAATTGATTTTTTGTCATGATTATGTAGTTTGATATAAAAAGCGACTTCATTTTTATGGTTAAGTCGCCAAGCCCTTGTACTTTTTTTTAAACTTTTGAATTGTATTGTTTAAAGTCTTTAATGACAGACTCTTGCAAGATGTCTGCTATTTCTTTAATCTTGCTATGATTGTCATCTCTTGCTTTGTTGACTGCTATCTCCAGAGTCGTTAAAAGTGTGATTAATTTTTCTTGGTGATTCTTAGCAAGACCCATGCGATCAACTGTTCTAAATAGTTGTGCTGTTACTTGCTGAATTGACATTTCCTCGATTTCATTATTGTTCTCGTCTATCATTTTAAAACTCCATTTTTTGTTTATCTAATGCGTTATTGCTTTAGATGAGTACATTATACAACAATTATTACATAAGTCAAGCATTTATTTAATTATTTTTGAAAATAAATAAAAAAAGCGACTATTCAGATGAATTTATTTAATTCATGTAAAGAATTATACGTCTTTTTACGACGTTTTACAACTATTTTAAAACAAATTTTAAAATAGTTGTAATTGACAAATAAAAAGAAAGGTTTTAAAAAGAACTAATAAGCAATCGCTAAATCACCAAGATCAAGACGAGAATTTGCCACGCCCGTGGTTTTGACTTCTTGCACTCTTGCAGGCAGTTGAGAGTCAATTTTAACCCTGACATCAACGCTTGATTTTTGTTGATGTAAGGGCTTGTCATAAACAATTCTTTGCGTTAAAGTTGAATCTATTCCTTGAGAAATTAGCCCTATTTTTTTAACAATGTTAGCCGCTTTTTCTGTATCGTTAATTTGCTTAATCAACATATCAGAATCAAGCCCCAACGAGTCGGGTACTAGATTAGCCGCTTTTTCTATATCGTTAATTTGCTTAATCAACATATCAGAGTCAAGCCCCCACGAGTCAGGTATCCAAGCATCAGGTATCACTGACAATATGCCCTGAATTGCTTTTAGAAAAGTTAAATGAATACCTGCCCACATATCTTTAAAGAAATCGCCCGTGTTGCCCCAATTACTTGCAATAGCTGTTCCTGCCGCTGCTAGCAAGCTAATAACAGCAATTATAGGATGTTTAGTTATGAGCCATTTCAGCGCTTTAAAAAGAAAAGTAACTAATTTAATTGGCCCAGCTAGCCCAGCCATTGCAATAGCAGCTGTGCCACCGACCACTGCCAATCCTGCGATTGTTGCTACTGTCTTAATCAAGCCCGAAGTGAAGTTTGGATATTCTTTTGTCCATTTCATGACGCTGTTAATTAATTCAGAAATCGATTGAATCGTCTCGCGTAAAGAACTATTGCTGCCCGAAAGTGACTCAATCGATAGCCCTTGCCATGCAGATTTCAATTTTTCAATATCACCAGCGGCGTTATCTTCCATTATTTTTCTAGTTTTCTCAGCTGTTCCTTGTATTTTTTCGTAAGTTTTCAAAAATGCTTGAAGCTTACCATTTTCTGCTTGACTAACTAGTTCAGAAGCCGCCGCCATGGCTCTGAGCCCAGTGATTGCTTTAAAATATTTTAATTGATCAGCGCTGCCCATTTTTGAAGTCGCCTTGGCGACTTCGTTTAAAATATCAGGCATTTTTTTTAGATTATTCTCAGCGTCTTTGGTAGATATGCCCAATTCTTGCAAAGCATCTTGTGCGTCTTTTGGCGGCGATGCCATTCTTGCATACATATTTTTCAGCGCCGTTTCAGCACTAGAGCCTTGTATGCCGATATTTCCAAGCAATCCAGCCATGGCGGCCACTTCTTCTAAGCCAGCGCCCGCTTTGGCGGCGATTGGCGCTACACCTTTCAATGTTTCGCTCAACATTTGCAGATCAACATTTGTAGAAATGGCTGTGTGTGCCAAAATATCTGCCACTCTGTCACTTTCATCAGCACTCAATTTGAATGCACCCATGATATTTGATGCCACATCTGCTGTTGTCGCTAAATCTAGCCCGCCCGCTTTTGCTAAATCAACCATCGCAGGCATCATTTTTTGAATTTGCTTAGCATTAAAATTGGCTTGTGCTAAAAATGCTTGCCCTTCCGCAACTTCTGAGCCTGCAAAACTAGTTTTTGCGCCCAACATTTTTGCCTGTTTTCGCAGAGCAATAAATTCTGGAGAGGTTTTTTCAAGACGTGCTCGAGCTCGAACAGTGCTCATTACCTTTCCAAATTCAACAGCGGGATTAAAAAATCCAGCGGCAGCACGTCCAGCGACCAATCCTCCAGCCAAGCCTGCCGCGCCACCCATGGCTAAATTTTTGGGCAGTTTAGACAGTCTTTTTCTCAGCGCTATAGTGCGCTTGAGTTTGGTGTTGACCTGCTGGATTTTTTTGACTGTCTTATCACGCCGCGCGTTCAGTTTTGCTTCCGCTTCTGCGAGGTTTTTTGTGGCCAAGCCTGCTTTATTTAAAGCATTAGATTGAGTTTTTAAGTCTTTAGAATAACGCGAACCAAGCGCTTTAAGTTCTTTTAATTTTTCAGTTTGGCGCTCGGTCAGCGTGCCTTTGATTTTGAGTTTTTTACTCAGTTCATGAATTTGATTTTGATTTTTAATATAATGCGCACGTGTATTTTTTAATGCGATTATTTGCGCTTGATTGGCTTTAGTGTCTTTGAGATTCGTTTGTAATTTTATTAATGCTGTGTTTGTGCCATACAAACTTTCCTGCATTTTTTTGACGGGCGCGGTCAACTGATCAAGCATTTTCAGCTTAATACTTAAATCCATATTATTCATTTTCTCTTCTCTCAAGTGCCAATTTATGAAAATTCATAAGGTCATCAATGCTCATTTTGTCAAGTTCAGACGGCTGCCAGCCAAAAATTACCGCCAAATCTGCATAAATTGGCTCAACTTTTTCAGGTATCAGCTGGCATCTTGAAAAAAATCGCCAAGCGCCAAGCCAATTCTTAATATATCATATCCTTTCATATTAGCCATGTGTCTTGCAGTTAGAACGCTCACACGAGGGGCGAGTCTGCAAACAACACCAGCATTTAGTATTAAAAGTTGTGATATATTAATGTCTCTGAGCTCGCCAGAGCCAGGATTTCTTATTACGATTTTTTTAACTTCTTTGCCATTAATTTCAACGGCTGTTTTTAAAACAACAGTTATAGAGTCATCTGTTAACGAGTTTTCTTTTTTCATATCTCTTTCTCCTGTTTGATTAATTCGTAAGGCTGTGTTGAAAATACTTCTTGCCCAATCATATCATTAATTGATAATAATTTCGCCTGAATTGGCATAATTTCATTAACAAAAAAAACCTCAGCTGCTTTTTTGACATCACCAAGGCCGCTCGTGTTCGAAGGTATGATGCCCATCATCTGCGGCGGCACTCGATGTGCCGCCATTATGTCGTCACGTGTTGCATTTTTTATGTTTAAAAATTCATCTTTGGCATCAATCTGCCCCACGGGTATCAGCTCTGGCTTGGTTTTATCTAAGCCACGGCCATTAATAAACATATTTCTAAAATTGCCCAGGCCATTAAGTGAGTTCAGTTGCTCGCTAATTTCGTCCTCTTCGTCCACGCCAATTGTAGCATTATTGACATAGAGTAAAAATCCAGCGTGTGCACCATTTTTGTAATATTTTCGTCTAAATAAAGTTGCTGATTCACTAAGCAAAGTGCTAGATACAGCAGCAAACCATTCCGGGATTCCATAAACTTCTTGACGCATATCCAGCTGTTTCAAGTGAATAATTTTATTTTCTGGATAGATGTCTTTATCCATCCAGCCCTTTATATATGCGTATTTTTTGCGTTTTTCACCAACGCGCATATACAGCGCTGGCAGGTGTTCTAGTCTGACAACCTCACCCATCATGTTTTTGACTTTAAACAAATACATATTCCCACATGTTAAATAATCATGCACTGCCGCGTTGGTGTGCTCTAATGAGATGTGCTCTGATAAAAGCAATGTTGAGATTAAAATATTGCGTTTCACTTGAATACCCGAGCCGCAATGTGCGCTAGAGCGTGATGCTTTGTCAAAAATGCTAAAATTAATAGGTGGCTCGTAAAAGCCGTCAATCAAATAGCTTTGCGCATAATCTAATAAATCAGTCTCTTTGCTGATTTCAATGGGCTCGTCAAATGTCCAAGTTTTCATAGTGCTATTTTCTACTATTTTTGCTCAAGCGTCGGGCTAAAGACGATTGTCTGTTTATGTGTTCTGCATTTGTTGGCTCTTGATAAATAGCGTGCATGATTGCCCAGGCTACATCAGCATGACCAATCACATCTGATCGCTTAGTATTAATGACGATTTTACCGCTGCCCGTTGATGTTTTGCCAATGGCCATGAACGATGACATAATGCTAATGTCATCGTCTTGAAAGTCAAAACGCTCAGAATTAACAACATCTTGCATTTTAGCGACCATATGCTCTTTAATAAGCACTGAATAATAAATGGGAATCACCATTGGAAAAAATGACATCACTCTTTCATATGCACCATAGCCAATGCCTGATACGTCCATCGCAATTTTTTGCACGTTGTATTTTTGCGTCATGACTTTGATCATATTCGCTTGATATTCAAACGTCTCACCTTTCCACCTGTGCCGCTCTAACAATCTAAATTTACCACCTGTCTCAAGCGGCGGTGCAATGACTACAAGTGATGCGTCATCTTTTGAGCGTGCTGGATCATAACCAAGCCAAACAGGGTTTTGTGCAAACGGCTGGGACGATTTAGGATTAAAATCAGTCCAAACACCAGACTCAACAACACCTTTTTGTAATTTAGTGAGTTTAAATACAGAATCTGCATCGTCAACAAACTTGCAAAGAAACAGATTATCAAATTCTGATTTAGAATGTTCATCTTTTAATTCAGCGACGTCAAAGAAATTGCACCCCATTTGCTCAGCATCATTGATTGTTGTTACCATGCGCCATATTCTATCTGAGCCAATCGCGCCGTATTTTAAATGCTTATTTTCAATGTCTACATTATCTTTGTCTTCTGTATTTTTCATGCGCGAGCCCGACCAGAGACTGTACGCAGGATGGCTTAGTGCTGATGGTGTGGAGAAATAAGTTCTTCGCCATTTTTTATGCGAAGCCATGCCTGTCGCTACTTTTTTAAATTCATTAAAATTTTGCATCCAAAAAAACTCGTCCATGTAGACATGCCCATGATAGCCCTGTGCGGTGCGTGAACTAGTCGCTAAAAAGTAAATAGTCGCACCGTTCCATAGCTCTATTGAGTCTGTGCCCTTGAGTTCAACATCAAACCAATTTTTTGCGAATTGACGTATATAAGTTCTAAAAATAAAAGCTTGATTTTGTGAAGCAGATAAAAATATTTGATTATCACCTGTTAAAACAGCATCTTCAAATGCTTCGGCGGCGAAGTACCAAGTTGCGCCAATTTGGCGCGATTTTAGTATTGCTCGAGTACGGGGCATTTTGATTGCTTTGCCCGTTTTCGCGCAAGTAATCATCTCGCCTTTTGAGTGACTAATTTTAGCTTCGCGCCATTTTCTTTGATAACCCAGCAAAAGCGAATCAAACTTTAAATCGAAATCTTTTTGAGTTATTTTTTCAAAACTGTTTTTTACTTTTACCAATTTATTGCTGTTGACTTTTCCACTTTTAGCAACCCTGCCCTGCCCTTGGCTGTGTGCTTTGGGGTCTAATCTGCGAGCATAATCATCATTAGAGCAAGCCAAAAGTGTTTTTAATTCTTTGTTTTGCTCAAGTGTTTTGTCAAAAATGGGCAATAGCACATGGATACGATCTGTTATTTGTTGTTGAAGGGGTTTATATTCAACTTGCGCCTGCCAATGGAATTTATCACGCCAGGCGGCTACAGTCGCGCGTGCAATTTTAAGCGTATCTGCAATTTCAACAATTGAAATAGCGGCTAAATACATTGCTAATGCTCTTTCTTGTTTGACGCTTAACGCAGGCATTTATTCCTAAGAATATAAATTTAAATATGAAAATAATTGTAAAGCTCTCTTGTGTCGAGGTCTTTTTGATATTCCCATTCTTGCTTTTTTTTATTCATGAGTTGTGATAATTTTTTTGACTTTGGGGCTCACTCTGTCAAACAAATATTTTAATATGATAATCAAACCCAGCAAACCCAGCAAAAATGATGTAATTGTTGCCGTGCTTCGCCAAGCCCTGATATTTTCAATCGATACTTTCGCTTCGATACTTTGACTAATTAATCTTTCTTGAGATTTTAAAGGCTGTTTTGAGATTAAAACCCCTATTCCCTTGACGAATTTATCTGAAGTTTTGGCTTTGATTTTACGAGTATCTGCTAACGTTTCTAACCCATTAGCCACCTTGTTAAGTGAATTAGCAGTTTTAACTACTGCGTAACTTTTAGAGCCTGATTCTCCTGCCTTCAAAATTTCGTCAAGCACGCAACTATTTAGAAAAATTAAAGAAAATACTATGGTTATTATTTTCATCTTATTTCTCCTATATTATTTAAAATTTAATGTGTGTTCTTTGGTTCTCTAATAAACCCATTGCAATGCTCAACAAATAGATGAAATGGATAGCACTCATACTTAGGGTGAATGCAATATGGTGAATCAAAACTCTCACAATAAAGACACTTAAAATAGTTATCAACTAAGTTATCCACAGTTTTATTTTTTTTATCATTTTTTACTCACGTTGATTCTTTCACTTGCAATTTCAAAATATCCATTATCTAATTCAATGCCAATAAAATTGCGCTTTGTATTTTTACAAGCAACGCCCGTTGTGCCGCTTCCCATTGTGAAATCTAGCACTGTTTCATTTTTTTTAGTATAAGTTTTAACAAGATATTCCATTAATTCGACAGGCTTTTGGGTTGGGTGTATTTTTTTAGAATTGGGTTCTCTTGATATTTTTAAAATAGTGTGTTTTTTAGTGTGAGTGTGTAATTTATTAATTCGTTTTCCATTAATATCTACACCCGTTCCAGAAATTTTATCAGATGCCGATTTACTAATCGGTAAAACGTGGCTGTATGGTTTTGCTAATTTTTCACCTTGGCTGAAATAGTAAGGTTGTTTTTTATAAAAAACACTAATTAATTCATGTTTGCGCATCGGTTGTTTATTTGCTCTAGCAAACCCTGTACCTCTCTCTTTCTCCCAAATCCAATCATATTTATAACGTTTGATATTACTCATTCTTAATGCAGATGAAAAAGGCTCTGAACCGAACAAAACAACCGCGCCGTTTGGTTTAATTAACTTATTCAATTTTTGCCACATTTCAGAAAAAGGAATTACAGTGTCCCATTTGCATGCTGTTGTGCCATATGGTGGATCGGTGATGATAGCGTCAACAATAATTCTGTCATCAATTAATTTATCCATTGCTTTTAAACAATCATCGTTAATTAATTTTATCATTTTTTCTGGCTTTTAATGAACATCATTTTTATGGTGTAATCGTGAATTATTGAGCCAAAAAATCCAAAAATTAAAGCTTCGGTTGCCATTGGCATATAAAAATTATCGCCGTATTTATAATTTAAATAAATCACAATAGGCAGAGTGATAAAGACACGTCTACTGATTGTTGCGACTACCGCCTCTCTCAATGCCATACATTTTAGATATTCGTTGGTGCATTTCACAATAATTTAGCACAATCTGCAGAGTCTAATATTTGTAAAATAAGGTGCAAATCTCTTGGACTGATTTTAGACGAAGGAAAATCTACATTCTTTTGAAAACATCGTGATTGTTCTAATGCGTTAAATACGAACTCAGAGCAAATTGATGATGTATTTTCAAGCGCAGGAAGTTTGAAAATAAAGCCCACAATCGCCATGATGTCATACTTTTTGCCTATTTGTTTGCTCACCCAATCAATCACACGATCGGGCACTTCAACCTCATAACGTTTGATTTTTGTAAAATCTTTTTGATTAAATACTTGTTTTTGAATGCCCCCAAATACATGAGCACCAACCAAAATCAAGGGCGATGCTGGCAAAATTAAATCAACGTGGGCAAACTCGCCTCGAGTCACCCAACGGGTTAATCTGCTTACTATGTTGTTTTTTGCTGATAATTGTATGATGATTTTTTTCATAAAAAAACGTCCTTAATTGCTAAAATAATAATAGCAGAAATCAACGCGCCCCAGACTAGTAAGTCTTTTTTTGTGCTTTTGGTTTCTAACGCCAAAACTTTGCCCTCGAGCGCATTTACTCTAATTTCAACTTCAGATAAATCGGGCAATTTATTAATAAGTCGGTCAATGCTCTTAGTTAAATAACGAATATCAGTTTCAATGACGCTTAACCGCTCCTCGATTGTTGATTTTTCTGGCATTTAGGTAACGGTTAATATGCAAGATGGTAGATGTCTACCGCTTAATGAAGCGCCAGGATTTGGATTACCCTTGCCATTTGATATTAATCCTACCTCAGTTTCATCATTGCTTAACATCATGCCGATTCTGACTTGCGCGTTTGGTACAACTCTAAAGATTAAAACGCTAGCAGTTAATGAGCCAATTTGCGCCTCAATTGATTGATAAGTCGCATAAGTATCTGCAATATCAACATTATAATTAGCACCATTATCATACGAAATATCAATAAATATCTCTAAACCAACGCTCTGCCCTGTGCTTCGTCGTCCGACCTGGGGCACAATATTTACAACCATATCTTTTTGCGAAGTGTTTTTGATTGATTTACTTACTGAGCTCCATTCGCAACCATAAAGTGAATTTTCGCCAATTTCAAAATCAACAAAAATAATGGGATCAGTAATATCATTTGCGTATTGATCAACCATCGAACGCAACTCACCGCCTGCCTCCAGCGAGAGCGAAGGGCTTTCCTCTGCCCCAATAGTTGGGGGATGCGTGCGGCCGTTGTAGTTTAGTATCGCCGCCGTTTTGGTGTTATGAATAGCATCGTCTAAATCAGTGACATCTTGTTTGACAACAATATAAGCCAAAAAGCAGGCTGGTACAAGAGAGGGGTGCAGATTATAACGCTCAGTTGAAGCATTTAAAATCGCTTGGTCTAACGAATCGTAAAGAGTGCTCCCAAACAAAATCATATTATAATCAGTCCCAGGGTATTGGAAAGCCCTTTGAATTGTGAATTTTCCAGCTGGAACGGTGGATAAATTAGTATTTTCAATTTTTTGGTAAGCGGTTGGATTAAGGTTTTTACTCGATGCACCGAAAACCATCGAAACATCAGAATTTCTATAACCTAAATGTAAATCTGCATTGAAAATGTCAGTTGAAGTTGGTGTGTGGGGCATTGCTCTATTGCTAAAGTTTCTGCCCCAGGCGACTGCTGTGTAACCTGAGATATTTAATGCTAAATTAGTTGAAAAATTAATAACTTTACCGCCCGCACTTTTAATGCTACCACCAATCGCCAAATAATCGCCAAACGCATTGAGCAAACCAAAGGCTGACACAAGCGGATTATTCGCTTGAACAAAGCCATTTTTACTCAAATTCACATCTGCATTGCCTAAATATGCGTAATCTCGTCTTTGGATTGGGGTTGACCAGTCCGTTTTTGCTGAGCCAAAAATGGTGCCGTCAACTGCTTCGTAAAAATGCACAACACCCAAATCATCAGACGCTTGCAAGCCTTCGGTAAATTCAAATTCAACACTTGGACGAGTGACAATAGTAGACGAGCCCCTTACTTCATTGACAAAACGCATCATTCTTGCGCTAAAAACAACAGTCAAACCGTCAACAACAAGCAGACTCATGCCTGAGTATGAAATCATGCCCGTTCTAAGCGATTCAAATTCAGTTAATGTGGTTTTAGCGACGAATTGAGCACCATCTTTTAAAATATTTGTTTTGACGATTTCCATCAGTCCTTTTAATTCTGTTTTGCCACTTGAAAACCCTTCAATCGTGCCAGCAATGCCGTTATTATCGTCATTCCAATCATTGATCGGTTTCAATTCGCAAGTTTCTTTGTTGCTAGATTCGCCATCGCTACACCAACCATCATGCCAAAGATATCCGCTACTCGCACAGTCGGACTCAGTCGATGGTATGACGCAAACCCCCTTAATTGGATCCCAAAGTCCTGGCGAGCCGGTATCACAGATCGTTTGATCAGTTATAGTGTTAATTTCACAAAAAGAGGTTTCATCCCAAGTTTCTTTTAATTTTTCGCAACTGAATTGGGCAATATGAGAAGTGTTAGAGCAGGTGCCTTTGGGGCTCCAAGCAAGAGTTCCGATTGTTTGCGAGATGATTTCGTAAGTGAAACCAACAGGCAAATGCAAGTCTTTTTCGAGCAAAATAGAATAATCACGAGTACCATTTGGGATAACAATCTTAACGCCACGGCTATTTTCTAAATCAGCCTTATTAGCAATAACGACATTTTCAGATGTGTTAATTGTATCGCCAAAATTTCGAACGTACGTATATCTGAGAGTGCCTGTAGCTGAGCCGCCTTCATAAATGACAGTATTAAATCCACGGCCTGCCGTGATGGTTGGATTGCCTACTAAAATATCATTGACATATAAAAAAGCGGGTTTATCCAGCCCATCTCTAATGTGAATTTCAAATTTAAAAAATTCACCTGGTAAAATTTCTGGCACGATATTAATAACAGTATTGCCCTGCCAATCTGTAACGCTAGCAGTATCAACGCCATTAAAAATCAAACCCGTTACGCCGCCCGAAGCAATTAAAGTGACATTTGTATTATCGTGCTGAAAAAACAAGCCAAATCTTTTATAATTTGCAGTAAACACAGGCGTAATGCCATCTGCTTGTAAAATCTGCGTGCCAATATTTAGTTCATACGACGCAAAAAAACCCAATTCGCCGAGGTCGGCATCTAATGCCACTTCGCCACCAAACACGCCGCCGAAAGAATGCAAATTTTGAAAATCTTGCAGGGCAAGGTGTTTTTCAAGAATAAAATTACCCGTTTCTGGCGAATTGGTGCCAGGGAAAACAAAAACATCAAGCCCCTGATACGTTGTTTTAACGATTTCAGGTTTATTTGCTACCCAACCTGCCGCCGCAAAATCTGGAATATCGCCAGCTTCAGCGGAAATGGTGTGTGCATCGAAAGGGAAAGATAAATCTAATAAAGTTTTATGAAGATGAGCATCTAAAGTGTCTTGAATTACTGCAATATCAGTAGTATTTTGATCAATATCAGATGACATATCGCCATTAACATTAATCATTTTTTATTACTCCAAGCACTGAGCCGCCAAATTCAGTTTTTCTACCCTTCGCCCAAAGGGTTACAGGGTGATTAAATGTGATGCCCTCAACTGGAAAAGGAATCGTGCTGGCTTCATCATTCAAGCCAATGCGAATTTCAACGCCTTTATGTGCTGTGGGCATAATCGTAGCAGTTTCATCAACTAAAATGGGTAACCAACTTGTATCTGATAAAAAAATCTTTTCTGATATTAAATCGCTCATGTTTTCACTTCCTTTTTAAACAAAAACAAAATGCTCAAAATGCTCAAAATTATCATCGAACGTATAACTTTCAATGTCAAATTTTCCAGCTTTCACAGCATTAAATAAATCAATAAATTGCTCTTGGTTTGCCAATTCCCATTCCGTTATTTTTTTGGCGATGGGTTGTAATAATGATTTTGGTTCTGTTGCTAGGCTTCTAGCAGAATTAATATCATTTAAAAGATTTTCAGTGCAAATGTCTTGAATTTCTCTGTCATATCTTACTCTAATCTCTGCTATTAATTGTTCTTGAGTCAGTGGCTCAATAACTATGCTAAATTCCCCAAACTCAAAATGATTTGCGCCTATTTTAAGGGCATTTTTCCACGCTTTATCACTAATTTCATGCGAGCCGTTTGGTGCTTTAGATATGATATTGTCATAGAAGCCGATGATTTTCTGATTTGAATCTGTTTTTACAAATTTCATAATTTTTTTCATTAATAACCTATGGCGATCCAATAACCTGTGTGTGAAAGAGTAAATGAAGTGAAAGTTAGTGATGAAATTCTTGATGGATTATCAGTAGAACCGGTGGAATCTCTTGTAGCATTCACTATGAAAACATTGTTTGGAAAAGCAATAGGGAATAATACGGATCCAGCAATGCTGAAATTCCATTGAATAATTAAACCTTCTGGGAATTTTTGATAGCCACTTTGTGCGTGCGATTTGACAAAATCAGACACTAGTGCATATATAGCGTGAGTGTGTGACGATGGGTTAAAAGTCGATGGCTTGGACGTGATACTTGCATAAGAGTGAGTGTGTGACGATGGGTTAAAAGTCGATGGCTTGGACGTGATACTTGCATAAGAGTGAGTGTGTGACGATGGGTTAAAAGTCGATGGCTTGTTTAAAATATCAGCCCATTCTTTAGAGCCGCCAAGTAATATAAACGCAGCGGCCAACTGGTCGTCATCAGCTTCTGAAGGTGTGATACCAGCCAGAACCAAAATATTAATCAACTCTTCTTGAAGGGTGTTGAGCCAACTGGCTGATAATATTGTCCCAGAAATTGCATTATTGGGATCTTCATCAACAAACTGATTATTATCGTGACCTGGGGAATTTATTTTGTGCATAGTTTAATTTTAACAGTTTTCAAACAAAAATATTAGAGGTTTCAGAGGGCAGGGCAATCGCTTCAATGCGAGTGTGTGCTAGTTTATGATTAATTAATAATGGCGTCAAACTATCAAATAAGACTTGTTGCGAGTCTTGATAATGAATGCGAATAAGCGATACATTATCAGTTGTGCCTAAATTTGTACCGCATCTTGAGCCAGCGACTAATGGCAAATGATAATGATCAGATATTAGAAAATTACTCATACCGCCGCTGGTGAGCATGGCTTCAAAATCTGCCAATGTCCAGCCTAAATTTTCTTGATCAACGTTAAAACCAAAATAGGCGTTAGTAATATCAAAATCAGCATCAATTTTGGCATCAATGCGGGCTAATTCCTCGCCCTCAGCCAGCGTTATTTTATCAACACTTTCACCTTTAAAATACTGCCCTGGCGGCAGTAGGTGTTGAAGTGCTGTTGCATAATCAGCAGCAGATTTTAAGGTGTCAACCATTCCATTAATCCTAATTTAAGATGATTTGAATTTTCTGCTGTATGAGTGATGACGGGGGCTGTTAAAACGTAATCATTAGTGATAGTATCAATCTGAGCATGTATTTGTGCAACAGTTATTTGCCCGTGTATATTAATATTAGTGCTCTTGATAAATGCACTCAAGACAGTTCTAATATCTTCTTGAAAAGATAAATCAACCGAAATTTGAAAATCAACCAACTGCACTGGCGATTGTATGACAAATAAGCGTGAGCCTGCCGCCATTCTTGCTTCAATCTCTAGTCTTATTTCTGTTTTTCTTTCTTCTGATAAAACGCCATAATTCCCCAAAACTAAAGTGGCATAGCCAAAATCGGGCTCATTGGCAATGGCATAACTAAAATCAATATCATCATAAACAATCACCCAAGCGCGCAGATCATCGATCGTGCCAAAGCGGCTGCGGTCTTGAAGTGCGATTTCAATTCTCAAACGATAATCGTCAATACTTTCATTTTCAAAACGAGTAATACCTGCGATTCCAGCCCATAAATCCAAATAATCTTCGTCTGCTGTTTCTGGGAATATTTGCAGAAGGCGATTATCAATATATCTATAAATAGCGTGTGCTGCACCGCCGTAAGCGCCGATTAGCGCCTCAATTACTTGATTAGCATTGGCTTGTTCGCCCGTTCTTAGCTCATAATCAGCGATAATTCGGTCTATGACACTTTGTAAATCAGTTTGCATTTAATTGACAATCTCAATTTCTATATCGTGATAATTAACCTTAAGTTGAAAATTAATACGATTAACTAAGCGCTCTGTGATTAGTTCAAAACTTCCGAACTCATTCACCCATTCTAGGGCTTTGTTGATATATCCGATAAGGGCGGCTTCAATTTCAGGGGTGGTTTTTTCTCGCAACAAAAGCCAGACTTTAGATCCATGTTCAGCCAGATTTGATTTAAAGCACCAGCCACGTTTATCAGCATTGCCAAACCTTGTCGCTTGCCACTGATACGCTTTTGCATCACTAAATAATGACTCAAGCACTGCGTGCCTGAGCCCTAAATTTGTTGTTATTAAATTTAGGGCATCAAATGAGAAGCCGTTTTGCATGAAATAATAAGCTTATATTTTAATCAGTTCAGAACCAAAAAACGTGACTTCGATGTCACCGCTGGAGGCATCTATTTCTAAAACATCGGACAAAAAAGCATTATTAAGCGTGAATGTTTGGCCGTTGTTGAGTTGCAGCGTGACGGTTTCATCAATCACATCTTTTAATTGCTGCTTATCCAGCGCGCTTGTATCTGACAATTTGCATTTAATTGATGGTGCGTCTGTGTATTCTTCCGTATTTCCTAAAAGTCCACTATCGCCCATCACGGGCTCACGCTTAGCATTGCCATAACTAAAACTGATGCCTTTTTGAGTGGGCAATCTGCCCATGCTTGGAATATCAATCGTGCCTCTTGAGGTAATTATTGCCATTTTTGTCTCCTAGTTTTTACGAAATTGAATTTTACCAGCAACAATAATTAAGCCGTTTACGAAAACTGGCTGGTCTTGATAATTAATGCGTGTTGGATTGTTGGTGTCGATTGAGGCAATAAAAGTTTCTTTATAAGACTCAAAATCTTGAACAATGCCTACTGCTTCTAAATCACGATAAAGCCCAAACATAGCAGCTTTAAATAAATTGGGCGTTAAGACAGACTGCCCAGGTGCAAAGTTTGTGCCATCTTTTGCTAATTTGTGGCGTGGGTAGCGGCTTAAAATTCGGCTTCGTTGCTTGGCTCTGAAAAATATAGCGGTGGCAACTGTCATCACATCAAGATATGAATCATCAGCAACGCCTGCGTTGTTTTCACGATAAGTAGTGATTGGTCGCTCAACAAAAACATCTTTAGCAGTGTTGCTTGTGTAAGTTGACGCGCCGGAATATAGCATTAGATTGCGCTCGGTTGGTGTCCATTCAGTGTTCGCAATGGTTTTGATTTTTAATACTTGCAATGTTTGCAATGGACGCGCCGGGTCAATAGCTAGTGAGTGAGTGGCTTGCCCTGCGTAAGCGGCCACGGCCTCGGCGATGGTTACGCCAAGGTCATTAATAGCCAGAATTGAAATAAATGGTGAGTTAAATTGGATGGTAAAGGCGTTCACTTCTGAGCTCGTGCCTTTGAAGCCAACAAAACCAATGCCTGGAATTTGAGCCATGGCGTGATAACGTTCTTGCAAAAATGCGGCTAAGAGATCAATATTATCTTTTTCATTAAATGAACTAATAATATAATGATATTGAGTATCGCCAATAGCAGCGAGTGCAGCGCTAATATCAACGCCATCAACGCCGATGGTGCTGATGGGTAGTGATTTGGTTTGGTCAAAAATGGCGCTCACCATTTGATGCGCCACTGAGTTTTCACCAAATTCATCAGAAGCATGATCGGGAATAACAGTTGGAATAACAATATCAGCCGCCGCCGTGCCCTTGGGTGCGATGACTAAAATTTGTTGCAAGTCTTCAGCATTATTAGCTAAAGATGGGTCTATTTCAATATGGACGCCGGGCACTCGAATATTGTTTGGAACTTCATTAAAACTAATGGTTGACATTATGCTTTCTCCTTTTTGTTTTCTTTATTTTTTGAGTCTAAATCTAAAATTGCAACATCACCTTCAGCAATGCGCGCCATCCAAAATGTGTTTTTTGGTTTGACCTCGCCATTTTTTAATGGTTTTTTGGTGATTGGGTCAAGCACAAGCGCTTGTGATAATGGCTTGGTTGGCTTTAGTTTGAATGTGGTTTGTGACATTTTTAGTGTGCTCCTTTTAATTTTGAATATTCATTAATAATTGAATTTCGAACTTCAGCAATCATAGCATCTGACCAGCCAAAAAATTCTCTTTTTGGCATTAAGTAAGAAACATATTTGCCAGAACTTCGTTTGAATTTTACATTTGCGCCCCAGTTGTGAGTTTTTAATATCTTAGATGCAACAGTAGAATAACCAAGTGCCACACCTTTTTCATCTGCAAATTGATTAAGTGATCTGCTTGCAGTGCGTAACATATTTTTATTTAACGAAATTTTACCGCTGAAAGATTTGGTATATTTTAATTTTTTTCGTGGCTCAAAAGATTTTCCGTGGATGTCTTTTTGGGCTTTTAAATTCGCACGAACCACGCGCCGCATCGCATTGCCAGCGGTGCGATTGAGTTTTGTTGCTTGAACTTTGTTTAATGCTAAGCCATTAATTAAATCAGCCAGTTCATTAATATTGTTTAATTTACGCATTGTTTAATCTGTCTGATTCATCAATATTTTTACCGTCTGTCCCTTCTAATTCACCGATATTTTCAGCGTCTAAAATATCAAAGCCTTGGTAAATTAAATCTGAAGCTACGCCATTCGCCAACCATTCTCCGTTTTCATTTGCCACAAAATCAGCCTGCTCCTCCAGATTGATCTGCAGTTGCAGGTCAATCTTGCCATTATTTATAACATCTGTATTAAAAATTGGCTCAGAACCGTAGTGATCTGCTGAGGTTAAAAACATGGTGATGCGCTCTATTACTTGATTATCTTGCTCTAAAGATTGCATTAAAAACATAGCGGTATAATCCATAGCGAAGCCATCATCAACATTTGTGCTTTTAAATCTTGGTCTGATGTCTTCAGCCCAAGACAGCACTTTGGCTTTATTGACGCCTTTGATTTTTAAAATCTCGTCGTATAATTCTTGTAATTTTTTCATTTAAACAACTCTGGCTAATATTGTTGGATTGCTTTGTAGCATAGAAATTGCTTGGCGTGCTTGGGCATCGTGCATGTCAATGCGTTCTTGTAAATTGCTTGCGCGATCCTCGGCGTGTTTGGTATCGCTTGTTGTAATACTTGTTGATAAAATATCGCTCATTGCAAAATGATGAACAGCTCTAGCATATAGACGATTGACTGCTTCATCGTCTAACTCATGTTGAGTAACAAATATAGCCCAAGTTTCAAAACTTTGTTTGATGAATTTTAGGTGGTGTGCTACTTTATCGCTTGCATCAATGAGCGCTGCATTGACAACGCCAATATCTGTTTGTTTTAAGTTAAAAAATCTTGATTGAAAATCAGACACATTAATTGAAGGGAAGAAAACAACATCAATATCTGCGCCTGTTTGATTTTCATTTTGTCCAACAAATTCAGCCATAAAATAAGGGGAGGGGGTTTTGGTTTGTGTTTGAAAAAATGAACATCACACGCGCCGCACCCCTCTGGGGTTGGTAGTTCTTTTATTCTTGAGTATCAGTACTTGTAAATTAAATTACCCACTTTTTTTTGTATTAAATCTAATTCTTTAGCTAATTGCGACGGGGTTTTAAATTCAGAACCGTCTATTTGGCCCAATTTACAAAGCTCTGTTTCATGTTTGTTGATTGACAACATAAGAGAATATCTACTTATCTCTTCTTCGTTCAATGATATTACTTCCTTTGACATTTGTAACCTCCTTTATTCTTGAGTATCAGTATCAGTGGTATCAGTGGTAAGTTGTTTTTTAAGTTTATCTATTCGACCTTTCAAGCCGATTTTTGGCGCTAACTCAGTTGCTTTTTCAAAATAAGTAAGTGCTAATCTTGCTTGTCTGTCGCTTGTGATTATTATACCCTGCAATCTTAAAATTTTGGAATGCACCACGGGATGAATATTTAAGCTGTTTGGTGCTTCGATCATTAGCAGCATTTCTTGCAAAATGGGCGAGGGATCTTTGTCGTTTTCATAAGCAGATTGCGCTTGTTCAAAAATAATATCAGCAATAATCGTTGCAAACGTGCGTTTAAAAATCTTATCAGACGTTAAGCCACGTTCAAAACCAAGTTTAGCAAGCCGCCAGCCCTCATTAAAATCACCAATATCAAATCGCCAGATAATATTCCAAAAAATAAACAAATTGCCAGTCCAACTTTGCTCTGTCATTTGCTCATTTAAAGAGTCTTGATATTTAGTTATAAATTGCTTTTTTAAGCCATCACGTTTTTCTGTTGCTGTTTCTTTTAAAAGCTTAACATCGTCTAAAAGCAACTTAAACAATTGCTGCAAAGTCATAGAGATGCTGTCTTTTGCTGAAGTCTTGGCGGCTGAAGTCTTGGCGGCTGAAGTCTTGGCGGCTGAAGTCTTGGCGGCAGTAGTCTTGGCGGCAGTAGTCTTGGCGGCAGTAGTCTTGGCGGCAGTAGTCTTGGCGGTAGTAGTCTTGGCGAATTTAGCAGTTTTTGCTCGGTGTTTTGTAAAAATATTATTCATAATAATTTTCCAGTTTGATTAAATTTATATTAAGGGGTTTCACCTTCAAAAAACACTTTTTCTGAATCGATATAAACCATTAAATCTAAATTCTCAACTACATAATCGATGTTTTTGCTTGAATATGTAATAATCCGATTGCGTTTCATCTCGTCTTCAACGCTTCGACGCATTGAGCCTGAGTGAATGTAGATCGATAAATTGGTAAACGTGGTTACTAAAATACCGCGCGACGGAAAATATGGAACACTAAAAGCGGGCATGCCGCCAAAAGTTTCAACAACTTGCCTCATTTCTGTTTTGCTTTTTTCCGATGGTGTATTGCCATTGGCCGCATACAGTCGATCTTTGTTGTATGCAAATAAATCAGAGCCCAAAATAACCACTAAATCGGGGCTTTGTTTTTCAGGCTCTTTCAATGCGTTTTTCATTTGATTGATAATAACGTCAATATTATTTTCATCAGTAATAATAATGTTATCAGTATCAAGATAATTGTCGGGGTTTCGATCTTTTAGCTTTTGCAACCAACCTTCGGCGCAATCAGTAAGAAGCGGGTTTGCTGCAATGTCTGAATCAGCCACAATTTCAACACCATTCCAACCCATCGAAATCAGGCTCAAACTATTTGCTCTCAAAATTTGAGCTGAAACAATCTTTCCAAAATCGCGCATATGTGCCCAAGAGTCTAGTTGTGCATAAGTCAGTGCTGTGTCGAAATTGATTTGTTGACATGACCAGCCATTTGCCGTTGCACTATGTACATAATTGGGCTGTCGGCTGTTGGCGGCCGTATCTGTGCGGCTTGCTGTTAAGCCGCTAACACCCATAATCACCGAATCACCGACCATGTTATCTACGGTCGGCATATTGATCATTTGCAAAAACGCATCGCTCTGCTGAATGCCGCTAATTAATCTTTGGGCCCCTTTGGGGTCGACATTAAAGGGCACTGTCATTGCTTGAACGCCATAAAGCGCTGCTTGAACTGCAAGTAATTTGTTGTATTTTATACGTGTGCTATTATTCATTTAAATTCTCCTGAATTTTTGATTATTGATTAGTAAATGTCGTCGGTGTCTGCGGTGTCTGTGCTTATGCCAATGCCTGTGGATTCGTCACGCTTAAAGTTTTCGATGGTGGCGCTCAATTTTAAAACTAGGTCTTGGTGATTTTGGTTTGTTGTTGCTAATTGCTTAGCAAGAATATCAATCTTATCACCCAGCGCCACAACATCTACATCGGGCTCGGGCTCAATTTTTGGGTTGTTGGCTTTAGGTGTTTCGTCTTCACCAACACTAATCTGATTTGCTAAATCGGGATGGGCGGCGGCGGCGGCTTGATAAGCAGTGTTTGTGTCTTTTTTTGCGTTAAATAATGCTTTTAAATCTTGAATAGTCATTGGATTAGTCTCCTTTTTTTGTTTTGGAAAATGTGATACAAACTTTTTAAAAGCTGTTATTAATCCATCGGTTGGATTAATATCATTTGCTTTAACTGTGCCTAAAAAATTAATGGGCTGGTTTTTTAGGTTTAAATCATTTATAAATTTTTGAGTATTAGCACTCGCAACAAGCTTTACAGCGTCAATCACTTCATCGATAAAACCGTTTTCTAATGCTTCATCTGCTGTAAACCAAGTTTCATCATCCATCATTTTTGACAAAATATCGCGATTTAAACCTGTTTTGGCTTGATAAGTATTTAACATTATTTCTTTGTGTTTTTCTGTTGTGTCAGCTTGTTTGTGCATCTCGTGCGCATCGCCAAAAACAAACCCCATGGGGTTGTGAATCATCAGTAATGCGTTGTCTGCCATTTTGACTGTATCACCAGCAAGTGCAATAATTGAACCCATTGATAAGGCATAACCTTCAATTTCAACAGTGACTGTTGCTTTGTGATTCTTGATAGAGTTGTAAATAGCAGTACCATCACCAACCGAGCCGCCTGGCGTGTGAAGGTGCAGGGTTATATTATCAATATCACCAAGCGCTTTTAAATCTTGTATAAAGCTTTTTGCTGTAACACCCCAAAAACCGATCTCTTCATAAATGTAGATGCTGGCGTTTTTGTCTTTGGCATCCATTGAATACCATGTTTGATTTTTTGACATAAGCCTTTTTATTTCAAAATATAAGTCCTTTTTACAATAAAAAACCCCCCATCTTTATTGTTCTTGTTTGGTTAGGTTTTATTACAACAAAGACATTTAAACTGGGTGGGGTGGGGGGAATTAGGTAAAAAGGTAAAAAATCAAAAAAACAGGCTATAAATGGCGTGGTTGTCATGTTTAAATTTTACCTGCCCAAAGTAAATCAAAGTTAAGAGAAAGTTAAGTTATTGATTTTTAATGAAATTTAATTATTAAAAATTTACCTTTAACTATGGTAAAAATTTACTTACTTTTTACTTACTTTTTACCTACTTTTTACTTTCAATGAAATTGTTAAAAGTCAATGATAGTAAGGCTTATATACTGATATTGAAATACTTTTTACCTTTTTACCTAATTCCCCCCACCCCACCTGCTTTTTTTCAAAAACCCAACTCAAAACATCAAAATGCTTTAGTAGCAGGGGTTTTTGGGTTTTGGGTAAATAAATAAGAAAATTCCTTAATTGTGTTCAAGCACAATTAATTTATTCTATAAATGGTTATAATAAGGACCATGACATCACACATTAGAACCCCTTGCCCCAACTGCGGACAACCATCATTATCTCGCTCGTCAAGAAAATTATCAGAAAATGTAGTGGAAAGGTATTGTGTTTGTAGTAATAACGCTTGTCAATGCGTGTTTAAAACGCACACTGCAATAGCCCGTATTATTCATCAAGGCATAGACCCGTCAACACTTTCAAATCATGATAAGCAGGCGCTTAAGTAGCAACATGTATAATACACTCACAAATCAGAAACAAATAATGCGGAGGGGAAGGTAG